AAATTTGATGCGGTTGTTTTGATACTAAAATTTCATTCCATTGATCTAACATTATATTCTCAAACCATTCTCCTATTTGTTTTGTTCTAATTTTGTCATTTACTTTCCTTATTATTTCCGTTTTTTCTTTACTAGGGTTACGATAAGGTACTTCTTTATTGAGATGAATTAAACCATTCTCAATTGGTTCCTGTAAAAGTTCTTCTAAAAAGAATTCATCGTTATTCAAATCTTCCATTATTTATCGAAATACATTTCTTACAATCGATTTTACTGAATGATTCGCATTTACCATTGCTCTAATTATACATTTTATTCCTTTATCCTGTGCTAATCCTCGAAATTGCTCGTTTCTCCATAACTCCTTCTTCAGCTTCTTCTGTTTTCTCTTCCCAACGTTTACTACTTTCTTCTTCGTCATATTTTCTCGTTTATCGTATGTTGTAAATCTTTTATCTGCAATGTTAATTGTTTTATTTCGTCAATAGATTCCTTTTGCTTCTTGGATTCTTCAATAGTTCTTATTATACTGTGTGGTTGACTTAAATTTCCTGAATTACTACCTTCTCCTAACAAGAAATTCTTGTTTATTTTATCTGGTAATAAAATAGTGCTTGTTTCATTGAATAGTTTACTAGTGTAAATCCTGTCCTGATTTTTGTATTTAATGCTTAAACAACTATTACTTAGTGCATATGAAATTCTAAAACATACTATTAATGGTATGTCTCCTTCCTTCATTAATTTTTTATGTTCGAAATGAACTTGTACTCCTATTGCATTATTCAATCTTTTAGTCCTTAAGGGTATAGGATACTGTAACGATACGTTAAATTTAACTATCCCAAATCCTAAATCTCCTTTAATTTCTCCCAATAAACTTTCGCTATCGTTTACTATTCTATTATCTTTTACTTTTATAGTTACTGGTGTTTTTATGCCTTCTCTGTATGTTGATTTTAGAATAATTTGTACTGTGTTTATGTGAATCAATCCAATTTTACTTCTGTCGCTTTCCTTTATTTTACTCAGTCTTTTATTTATTTGATTGTTTACTACTAGTGGTACTTGGTATTGAAAATCTGCTTGTTCTATGTTAACTCCTTGTTCTCCCTGCATAATTCCATAATAAATAACATTTTCTCTGTTTAATTTACCAAAAAGATTAGATTTTATTCCTTCTAATTCTACTAAATCCAAATCTCCATGGTTTTTTACTTTAGTTACCAAATCCCTATCTAATAAAATGTCTGTAAAGTAATTTCCTGACTCCTCCTGATATTCTATAACGTTGTGATCGTTATTATCCATTTATTTCTCTAATTTTGTTTTCAATCTTGTCATAATTTAACCTAATCCTAGGTATTACATATTCTTCACAATCATGTACTATTTTAATGTGCTTAGGTGTTATAACTGCTCCTGTAGCTTCTATCCAATCCATTCCTAATAATAATTTTGCTCCTGAATTATATGTTCTAGCATCTATGGTCATATCCATTTTGTACATTAACTTCTTAGTTAATTTTACTATTACTGTTGTTTCTTTTGTGTTTGTTATGATATCTCCATTGAAATTCCTATAACTTACCGGGTGTTTTGCTGTTCTTATGTTTAATCCTAATGTTTCATCAACGTGGCTTTTTACAGCTCCTGTATCTACTAGTATGGGTGTTACTGTTCCGTTAACATTTCCTATAATAAAGTATTGGTACTGGTGATTACTATTTAAATCTAAACATAACATAATTTCCATTTTTATATGATCATAAACCAAATCAACAGGGTTTATTACCAACCTTTTCGAGCTTTCACGGCCAACTCTGCCAATCGCTCTTTGCAAGGCTCCAGGTAACCTGCTCCAGATAAGGTCTTCCTTGATCAATCCTTGTACTGACTACTGAGTACTAAGTACCGAAGTACTTCTACTTGATACTACTCCTTGAACACAAGTACTGGTGTACCAAATGGTACGTTTTTTGATATTTTATTGCATATGGTATTTTACAACTCCATATTTCTCCCCCCCCTCAACTGAGAGTGAGAACCCCCTTATATAACCATCTAAAACCTATACAGCGTTACTTGTACGCTTACAATTCTAAAAGTAAGAGATAAAAAGCAATAAGAGATAAAAAGCAAAAGCTAAAAATAGAACCCACTAAACCCACTATCCTACAGAAAAAAGAAAAGATTCTTCAATTATTACATGATCCTGTCACATATTTACTCTTTATCCTCTTTCTCTTTTCCTTTTTGGGTGGACGTCTCGTCTCTTAAGATTCCCTCTTTAGTGCTTTCAATAATGCTGCCACTACTGGTGGTGCTTGTAGTGCTGGATGCACTAGCCTCTTCTTTATCCCCTTGTGCTTTGTCTCCTTGTGCTGCTGTCACTATCGGAAAGCAGTTGTCACATTTATGCTTGCTTCCATACTCCTTGGTGATCTCTTCACAGAGCATTTTCCTTATCCTTGGATTGTAGTTCATTTTTAAATTTAATAATTTTTCAACCCAATGGTAAACGAACTGGTCGTCACGGGCTGATTCCTCTCCAAATCTCCTCATCACTACTAAAGTAGTTGGGTCTGCAAAACATATCTGCAATTCCTCGAATGAACTTGATTTTTTTATCATCCAAATTAAATTATTAACATAACTCCCTAATTCATCAAAATCAGGAGTTTCTGTTTCCTGTAAGTACGGTTTTCCATTAATGCCTATTTCTACATATTGTAGACTGGGTACTAAAACTTCTGGTATATGTTCTGGGTCTCGCTGCTCCTCGAATACTGGGTTGGTAGAGATGCAAAACAAGAACAGTTCTCGTCCTCTTGATCTCTTTCTTGTAAAATTCTCTAGTGTCCTCCTTAATGGTACTGGGAAAATTTTAAACTGCTCGACGTTGCGGATGTACATTTGGCATACTAGACCAGAATACCAAAATAACTCTGCTTCGTACAGGTCTGCTTCATGGGTTATAACGAACTTGGGTCCTGTTCTTGGACTTCCTGCATGATATATTCCTTTCTTTGGGATAGGAATGTTTTGAATTGTTTTATGATAGGTCAGCCATGTTAAAGCTGCCTTGGGTTTTTCGAACATTTTTGTGGGCTGTTTTCCATAATTGGGTTTTAGCTGTACTGGGCCAAGATCCTTTTTGGGTCTTAGTTCTTTGAGCATGTCTTTGAATGACAGTGGATCCTCCTTGGGTTTTGTTGGTGCTGGTGTGAACGGTGCATTACCTCGAAGGGTAGTAAAAGTTTGTATTCTCCTGGTGGTTGTTGTTGTTTTTGGTGGTTGTACTGTTGAACTGCTGCTGCGCTGTTCAATCATCTTTTCTACTGATTCAATCTCCTGTTGTTTGTTGTGTAGTTTCTCCTTGAGCTGGTCTATCTGGCTGTGGATGTCCAGAATTTCTGCTTCAAGTTCTACTCTCCACTTCCTGAGATGCTCCATTCTCTAGTTAATAGATCGGCAAAGATGTTATCAGTTCCTGCTATGTGTAATGGAATGAATGAATACTGTTGTGCCTCCAATGCCCATCTGAGCAACCTCCCTTGGTTGTAATGGAAAGGGTTTTTGTATTTTAAAAAGTCTTTTGTATATGTGGAATCGGTTTGATAAATGAATGTTTTGGGTAGTAGATCGATTTTGAATTTCCGTAGGCTTTTGATTAAGGCCAAGGTTTCTTTTTCATGGGTTGTGTAGTTGGTTTGTGTAGGGCTAAAGGTTCCATTTGCCCATTTTACTATTTGTAATTCCTTCGCATGTTCCTTCAGAAATTGTTGTACCTGTTTTGTACTGAAGACGGTTTTACCCATCTCTTCCAGCTTTACCTGGGAATGTACTGATTGGCTCATAAGAGCATCCTTTTGGCTCATAAGAGCATCCTTGATTACTGAATCATACCTGGCAGGCAAAGCCTGTAATACCGCGCTCCAACATCCATGGCTTGCATCGGTTGTTAAGATTAACAAATCCTTTTCTTTTTGCAAATATAATTCTGGTAATGTTTTTACTGCGTTCTTACAGAACTTTACTGCCTCAGTATGCTCAGTTTCCCATTTCCATAATTTTTTGGTTGATAATAAATCCTGCAAAATCTTTTTCTTTTCTACAATGTTTTTTATGAAACCCTTGTCACATAAATAATTTAAACATCCTAAGAATTTTTGTATTTGTTTCCTATCCTCTAATTGATCCGAAAAATCTTGTAATTTTTCCAATAAGTGTTCCTGTGGTTTTATTTTTCCTTTCTTAAGAATTTTCATTCCTAGGAATTGTACTTCTTCTTTACCTATTTGGCATTTCTTTTTACTTAGTATTAATCCCGCTAACTTGATTTGCTTTAGTATACCTGATACTACTTTTAAATGTTCTATTTTATTTCCTCTAGTAAATATTATTACATCGTCTATGTAAGCTAGACAATTTGATTCTAATCCCTTGAGAGTTTTATCCATAAATCTCTGATAGATAGATGGTGCTTGTTTTAAACCAAATGGCATTACTTTAAACTGAAAATGTTTTTGTGGTGGACAGCTGAATGCTGTTAGTGGTTTGGTATTTTCTGCTAACCTTAGTTGCCAGTATCCTGACTTAGCATCCAAACTGCTAAACCAATCTGCGTCCTTTATTCTTTCGAACAAATAATCCTGTCTAGGTAATTTGTACGCTTCTCCTACAGTCGCATTGTTCATTGCTTTATAATTTATCACCATTCTTCTTTTCCCTCTCTTCTGTTCTGCATGATTGTTTACATAGAATGCTGGTGCACTATGTGGACTATTAGCTATTTCAATTATTCCTTTTTCAAGCATCATACTTGTTTCTTCCACAAATTCCAACACATCCTGTTCTGTATATGGAATCCTATTTACCACGTTTACTTCCTGCTTTGGATCCTTTAATTTTATTTCTACTAATTCTGAGTTTGTGTTTTTAACTGGGTCTAATGGGTTGTCACTAGACATTTCATCTATCTGGTTCCAAACTTGTTCTTCTAGTCGTAAGACTAGTTCTTCTTGTATTGTGAAACAAAATTGCTTAATTACCCCCCCCCCCATAAGAATGAAAGAGGTATTATAAATTTTTGTCCTTACCAACTTTGATTTTTGTCCCTTTAACTTTGGACATTTCAAGGTTACTGTTTCTACTGTCTGTATAAAAGGCTGATATAATTTAAGAAAGTTATTTCCTATTATCAAAGGTAATCCTGTATCAAATCCATAAATACTAGGTATCATGAACTGATAATTCTCAATTAACATCCCAATGTTATATGCTTTGTTTTTTATTTCTATTGTTTTGTTGTTTGCTATTTTTACTTGTACTGGATTTTTTAGGTCAGTCCAGTTTTCTTTGTCCAATAGTTCTGGTTTGATAATACATATCGTTGCACCTGTATCTACATATGCCAAAATTGTTTTTCTTCCTATTCGTACTCGTATGAATGTACTACTCCTATTCATCAGATTCGTCCGAATCCTCTTCTGATGATGTTGTTTCTTCCATAACTAATTTATAGTAATCGAATTGCATCAATTCTCCTTCTGAGAGTTCGTCTTCTATAGGGTCAAATCCTAAATCTTGGATTTCCTCTAATTGTTTTACTTGGTTTCTTTTTAATTGTTTTTCTGGGCACTCATTTGCATAATGTCCCTCTTTCTGACATAACCAACATTTACAATTTTTCTTTTTACTGGGGCAATTCCTCTGTCTTTCTGACATTCTTCGTTTTTTAAAGTATTTCTTATATTTTGGTTTCCATGGTTTCTTGTATGTTTTTATTTTGTGAAAGTTTTTTCTTCTAAATTCCTTATGTTTGAAATGTTTTTTCCTATGTGGATAATGTATTCGACAACCATATTTTTGTGCTACGTCCTCGAGTTGATTACAACATCTTAAACGTACCCTTTCTACTTCTCTTTGCTCATTAGCTTTGTCGCATAGAGCCCTTCTATAATCTTTTGCATGTAATTCTACCATTCCTAGTGTTAATCCTTCGTTATTTTCTTTTATACTGTCTGTAACATGGTCCCTCATACCTTTTGGTAGTTTTTGAATGATTACATCAATCATTGTTTGTTTTTCTGATTGGCTTAACCTATAATAGTACTCTCTTACTTGACAGAAAAAGTTCTCTAAATAACAAGGGTCACATAACTGCATATTGATCAGTATATGTTTAGCTACATCCCTTTCTCCCTGTGCTGAGAAATCCTCAGTTACTCCACAGAATTCTAATAAAAGATTATTTAACAAAGTTTGTAATAACTCTAGTTTATCTTCTCCCTTAATACTTTTTTTACTCTCCTCATTACCTCCTAATGGACGTAATCCTAAATAGTTTTTTACTATTCCTGTTGAATGGTATTGTAAATATAAGAAGAAACCATCTAAGGTCATTTTTTCAATCCTTTCATCATGTAAATTTACCATTAATCTATAATGGTTTATCCATTCATAGATAACGTTTCTTGTGTTTGAAGTGCAATCGATATTTAACAAGGCGTTATTTTGCAACTGTCCTTCCCTTAACCTATATGGATAAGGTACCAATTTTTCCCATGAACGTTCTCCGTAACGTACTTCTCGTTCTCGTTCTTCAAAGAATTGTGGCCAATGATCTTTACCTTTGACTCCTTTACTTCCACTTCCTGGTTCTAGTGGAGCTTTTCCTTTTTCTTGTTTAATGTCATTACCCCCCATTCGAAGCATGGGTTCTGAATCATCACTACTTGGTTCGCTGTCAAAGTTATATATTATCTGATTTTCCTCAACTTCTAAATCTTCGTTTTCTATATCCATTGTGTTTACCATTTCTACCTGGGTAAATGGTTCTGATATAAGTTCCAGTTTTTCCATTAGACCTACTAGTTTTTCTATATTTTCCTCCATTTGCGATTAATGTGGTGGTAATAACGTAATATTCCTTGATAAAGAACTTGTTATATTAATTCCTGCTTTCAATGCATTAAGCATTTGAACTATTTCCTTTAAATTGTTTTTAATGATTTCTATATCTGCTTGTAGTAAAGCGATATCTACTTTTATACTTTCTACTTGCATGGTTAAACTCATATTATGATTACTCATATTTCCAGTCTGTTCATAAGGTTTTCATATTCCTCTTCGGTTAAGTTATCGTAATAGTCATGGCTTGACAATTCATCTTCTATTGCCAAATATTCCTCATTTTCTAATTCTTCTCTACTTGCTTCTAAATCGTTACGTTCGTTGTTTAAACTTTGTAACGTTTCTCTTAACACTACTAATGTTTGGGTTATTCGTTCCAATTCATCCTGAAGATATTCTATCATCTGCTCAGTAGACTCTATGTCCTTATTTAGTGTCTCTAAATTACTCATTTCTTATTTTCTTAATTTTCAAATTCTTTTTATATTCCTTGAGGGTTATGTCTATGTCTCGTTTGTTTAATACTTTTCCTAGATTTTCTTTACACGTTAAATCAATGTTTTCGTTTCCAGAATAGTTACTAGGCTCTGATACCAAAAATGGGTGCTCTGATACCA